AGTTGTTATACTTCCACTTGCTGTATATCTGTTTTCTAGTTTATCGTGAGTTATATTATCGTTCAGAACTTTTGCCGTAGTAACTGCATTTGCGGCTATTGTTAAAGCTGCCGAACCTGTTACATCCCCTGTATGTGTTGCGTTTGGACTTGAGTTTGTAACTGTAACATCTCCTGTAGCACTTGAAACAGATATTGCTGTTCCTGCTACGATAGAATTAACATCTCCTGCATCGTCTGAATAGAGTTCTGTGAAGTTGTCATTACAAATATCCATCGCCTCTCTGAGCGTTGAGCCAGTTCCGTCGTTGGCAGTGGTTCCTATATTAATTACTTGTTTTGCGCACATTATTTTTTATTTTTTTTAGTATTGAGTAGCATCTGCTGTAAATTGTGTTGTATCTGATGTTATTAATATTGTATCGACTGTTAATGCTGAGCCGTCAGCG